ATAATCATGTTAGTCAAGCATTAAAGTTTGGGCATCCTGCTAATTATATTGAACAGCATATAGGATTACACAAATTTATGTTAGAACATTTTGAATAATGAGTAAATTAGCAATTATAGATGGAGATGCTTTAACGTATCATTCCAGTAAAGATTCTATACATGAATCTATAGAAATTATAGATGAGAAAATTCAGAATATTTTTATTCAAACTGGAGCAACTCATTATGTACTTTTTATTTCAAATAGTCCCTATTTTAGACACCAAATATCCTCAGAGTATAAATCCAATAGGAATAAGTATAAAATTCCTTTAAAGTGGCTTAAAACTCTAAAAAAATATTTGATAGAAGAGTGGGGTGCTCAAAGTATGGATTTGACGGAAGCTGATGATCTATGCAGTTACTGGATGAATAAAGATTTATGTATAGCAGATGATGGTAAGATAGAACCTAGAGAAGTATTTGTAGATGCTTTGGATTATTGTGCAGTAGAGAATTTACCACAATTTGAATTTGAATCTATGGAAAAAGTTCTATGTGCTGTGGATAAGGATTTGCTTCAGAGTATTCCAGGCAAACACTTTAATTACACTTACAAATTAGAGGATAAAGATAACCCTAATAGTGTAATTAAAGGTTGGTGGGTTGAAACTAGTGAAGCAGAATCTGATGATTTCAAAAGGATGCAGGTAGTTGTAGGAGATGTAACGGATGGAGTTTCAGGATTAAAGGGTAAAGGTATAGAATTCTATGAGAAAATTTCTAAAGAAATCAAACCTTCTTATGGGGAATTGCTACAACTTTATTGTGTAGAATATGGTCAAGCACAGGGTATATTTGAATTTCAAAAGAACTATAGACTTCTTCATTTACTAAATACAGATGAGGATTTTGAAAGAGAAATAGGACAATTACCTGAATTACCAGAAATTAGAGAAGTAAATTTTAAACCTCTAATTCCAGAAGTAGCTGATGACATAACATTTTAAATTATGAATATACAAGAAATATGTGATTTAATAGATGAAAATTTCTATAAAGAAAACAATTACTATTTGTCAATAAATAATCCAGAAGAATTTGCTAAACAGGTTGCTTTAGAATTTGGTAAACAATGTTTTGAAGCTGGTATAACTTGTTTTGAAGAAAATAATGAATTAGAATATTCTAATTTTGAAGATTATTTAGAAACTTTAAATAAATAAAATATGGACGAAAATATAATTAAAATAAATTTAGTAGAATGTGCTAGTGAATTAGCACATAATAGAACTTTCTCTGAAAGCGGAGATATTCTTAATAATGAGGATGATATGTATGAGGATATTAATGCTGATACATTAGTCTACACAGAGGAAATTCAGGATAGATTTAATGAATGGTATGATTACTATTATAGTTTATTGGCAGGATTAGAAGTAGTGGAGGTATAATGGCAAGGGAGCAAGTAAATAATAACTTTACTATTGACTTATATGGAGGTAATAAATTATACTATGCTCTGAACAATAGTAGAAGAATAGAAATTTGCACCAATGCTCCAATACAGGAAATTACTGATAATGATAATAATATAGTAGAACTTAATGTAGGAAATTTTACACTGAAATTAGGTGAAAATTTTAAACATAAACTTGATACTTTACCTAGTACATACTGTATTCAGGAAATAGAAAAATTTAACCATAAACAATTTAAATTCTGTTACTATTTAAATTCACATAGACTTAATAAAACTACTGAATATTTAGTCCCCTGTTTAGGATTAACTAGACAACAACTTTGTTATGATACTTTCTTAGTAAATGCTTATTTAACAGAATCTCCAACACAAATTATATTACTATATAGATTTTCTACATCAGAAAGTTATGGTAAGTTGGAGGAAATGTTACTAAAAAGTAGTAGTTTTGTAAAGATACAGAATAGTATTCCAGGATTTGATTTAGTTGTTATGAATATTCCTGAAGTGTATATAGCAGATGTAATCAAGTTTCAAAATAGTAGGTATTCACAAATATCTACAGAATTAAAACAAAGTATTGTGAGATTTCACAATTTAAAACCAAAAGATAAATTATATCAAGTAATCTATAGAACTAAATCTTTAGTAAAGGAATTTGAGGATAAATTCAAATGCTCCTTTGAAGATGTAGAGTTAGATGAAAAGTTAAATTTAGAGTTAGAACTATACAAAAATGAATAGAAAATTACTAGAAGATTTATTTAGTAGTAGTTGGGTAGATGCCTTGGGAGAGAATTTTTTCTCTTCCACAGGCTTTACCTATATAGGTAATTACATTGCAAAATTAAGAGAAACTACTACTATATACCCAGATAGAAAGGATATATTCAAAGCATTTAGATTAACTCCATTTAACGAGGTTAAAGTAGTAATACTGGGGCAGGACTGTTATCACGATGGTTCTGCAGATGGACTTGCATTTAGTAATTCAAAAAGTAATACAATCTCACCTTCACTTAAAAATATACTAAAAGAAATAGAGGATGAATTTCCAGAGAATAAAAATATAATAACACATGGTAGATTGGATTTACAGGATTTATCTAGGTGGAGTAAACAAGGAATTTTATTATTAAATGCAGCACTAACTGTTGAGAAGGGTAAAGCAGGTTCTCATTTGGAGTTATGGAAACCTTTTACTGTAAAGATATTACAAACATTGAATACAAAGAATGAGGTAATATGGTTGTTGTTAGGTAAAGAGGCTCAAGGGTATAAGAAATATATAACTAACCAAACTCATAGTATTATTGAAGCAGCACACCCAGCAGTTAGTTGTTATGGAGGTAGTGGATTCTTTGGTTCAAATATTTTTAGAGAGTGTAATAATCAATTATTAGCAAGGAATAAAAAGGAAGTAGTATGGTGAATAAGGAAGAATTATTAAAAGAAAGATATTTATTATTGAAAGATAAAGAAGATATTAAATATTCTGGACAATGTCTCTATTGTGTACCAGAACAATCAAGTAGTTTTAATACTTTGAAAAATTCAAAGTTGTATATAAGCGGAATATATAAAATAATAGAAGATAGGGTTAAAGAAATAGATAAAATACTAAATATATGAAAACACCAAAAGAATGGTTTGAAGAGGAATTATCTGGAGAACCTTTAACACAAGAAAGTGTTATTGAAGTACTAGAAATGATACAAAAAGAAACTTGGAATGAGGCTTTAGATAAGGCTGTTGAGAATGCTGATGTTACAGACTTGGGTATAGAAGGTAATGCGGTGGTAGATTTAAATTCAATTCTAAAACTTAAACTATAATGTAAGATATGGAAGAAACTAGAAAACTAGCGCATATTGAGAAAATAGAATCTTTATCTCCTATTGAAGGAGCAGATAAGATTGAAGTAGCAAAAGTACTTGGTTGGGAGTGTGTAGTAAAGAAAGGTGAATTTAAGAAAGGAGATATTATAGTATATGTAGAGGTAGATTCTGTTATGCCCGATAAACCTGAATATGAATTTCTTAGAGATAGAAAATTCCGAGTAAGAACTATTAAACTCAAAGGGCAAGTAAGCCAAGGATTAGTATTACCTTGGAAAAGCGGATGGGGATTTATAGGTGATGATGTTACAGATGTATTAGGAATTACAAAATATTTAACTCCTTCAGAGAGAGAAGAAATAAACCAACAAGAAAGAAAACTTGCTAATGAGAAGAATAAACTTAAAAAGTTTATGATGCGTTATTCCTGGTTTAGAAAGTTATTATTATCTAAGAAACAGAAATCAGGTTTTCCATATTGGGTGAGTAAAACTGATGAGGAGAGAATACAAAATATACCACAAGTATTACAACAATTTGCTGATAAAGAAGTTTATGTTACTGAGAAAATTGACTATCAAAGTGTAACATTTACGGGTAAAATGGTTCCAAGGTTTAATAATTCCTTTGGTAAATTATTTCCAAAGAAGTATCAGTTTGTAGTTTGTAGTAGGAATCTTACAACCAATGATAAAAATTCTCTTTATTGGAAGATTGCTAAAAAGTATAATATTGAACAAATTCTTAGAGAAAATCCAACTTTAACTATTCAAGGTGAACAAGGTGATACTAATGTTCAGGGTAATAAGTATGGCATTAAAGAGCCAATGCTTTGGGTATTCAATATTATAGACCATGAGAAAAACTACCACTACACATATTCACAAATTGTAATATTCTGCCGTAAATATGGACTAAACTATGTTCCTTTGGTAAAAACTGGTAAATTATCAGAATTAGGCTCAACAGTACAGGAATTGGTTGAGTTAAGTAAAGGCAAGTCTGTATTGGCAAATATTCCTAGAGAAGGTATAGTTGTTAGATGTATCGAAAATGGTAAGAAGCTATTGTCATTTAAGGTAATTAACCCAGATTTCTTATTGAAGTATAATGACTAAAGAAGAATTTATCTCTAAATTAAAAGAGAGAAAGAACCTTAAAACTGCTGAAGAAGTAGTAGAAATTGCTTTACCAATAGTACAATTCTATCTTAATAATTATCAAGGTAATGCTTACATAGATAATAGGAAGATAGGAGGTACTATTGTTGAAGTAGATTTTAGTAAAGAAAGAATTAACATTCCAGATACACCAGAAAGAATAAATTTAGTTAATTTAGCGTATATAAATTTACTAAATAGAATAGAAGAATTTGAAACTTTGTAAATAAATTTTGTTAAACTTAAATAACCAGGTTATGAATATAAAAGATTATGAGATTTTTAAATTTGCAGATAATAGTTATACAGATTATGAAAATAATGGTAAAAAATATCTGTTAAATAAAGAAGTATATTTAGATGTAGTATTAACAGATTATTGTAATTCTAATTGTAATTTTTGTATAGCCGATTTAATACATAATAAATTAAACTGTAATTTAGAAATATTCAAAGAAAAGATTAAATTTGCTGTAGATAATTTACATGTTAAGGAAGTATTACTTCTAGGTGGTGAGCCTACCATGAGTAAGAATTTATTAGAGATTATTCAATATTTAAATACTTTAAATCTTGACAAAATTGTAATGACCAGTAATGGTATTAGACTTGCTCAAAATAAAGAGTATAGAGAACTAATACTATCTTCAGGGATTACAAATTTGAACATATCCTTTATGAATTTAAATCCTTCAAAACAAAATAAAACAACTAATTCTAAATATATTTTACAGTTAGAGGATATTACAAATATTTATGATACTTGTGTGAAATATGGGGTAAAGATGAGGATTAATAATAATATCTTTTTAAATAATAATGATAGGTTGGAAGATATTATAGAATTTTATGAGGTAGTTTTTCCACATTGTGATTCTATTAAATTTAGTCCTTTGTTAGAAACAGATTCCTTTTCTGTAGTAGATTATAAAACAGAATGGGCTAAAACTAATAGACTTTCTGATAATAAAGTATATAAATTGTTCACTTCATTACAAGAATATTATACAATTAAATACAAACTATCTGTTATAGAAAATGATTTACAGTTTGGATTTGTAAAAAATACTATGATTCCTTTAAATGTTCCTATTATTTTAAATTGGAATTTTGGTAACTTTACAGGTATGATGAATAAAGCTAAAGAAGGTAAAATTAATACTTTAAAACTTCTTCCTAACAATGAATTATCTCTATCTTGGAATAGAGAATTGTCAGAATATTTTATTAAAACTAACTAAATAATTAGATTATGACAAGAAAAGAACAAATGGTAGCAGAATTAGATGAGTATTTTGAAAAGATACTTACTGATGAAGATTTAGAGTTTTTACAAGTATTTGAAGATGAAGAGTTTGAACTTTATGGAAATGAAACTGAAGTTATAGATGAAGAATGCTCAGAATAAAGCAATAACTAGGTGTTATCAAAGAGGTATTGCTATAAGTAGAAGAGATTTTGGAGAATTTGTAAGAATATATAATAACTATGAAATGCCAATATCTACTAGAATTATGATCATAGCAAGAGGTTGGGATGATAAGTTTTTTGAATTTTTAAAGGAAAGGAAAGTATGAATTATAAAGAACTAGAAGATAAAGTATATAATTATACTACTAAGTATGAAGAGGGGTTTACTCAAAAAGAAATAGAAGAACTACTTAAAGATTATCCTGACATTAGTAGAAAACATTTTGATGATGCTATGACTGGTAATACTTGTCAGGCTAAGCTGGAAGATGATAAATGGGTTATAGTAAATTATCATTGTGATGTTCTAAAAGCATTAATTGCTGGAATAGAAGCAAGAAATTTAAGTATGTGGGAGTGGGATTAATATGATAAATAATTTAAATCAAATAAAAGCCTTGCTTAAATTTGAATCTGAAGATGATTTTTACCATTTACAGATACTTAAACGCAAGAAAGAACATCCCGAATTAGGTTCTAATTCTTATGTTGTTAAGACTTACTATATTAGGTCTTTAGAATACTTAGATAAAATCTTTCCAGAAGTAATTAACATATGTAATTTTCATAACGCTAGGGCTTGTATAAATCTTAACAGGAGAAGTTTTGAGAAGATTGCATTTCATACATTAAAGAAAGTAACAGATTGTATTCTTAATAAAGATTATAAGTCTGTTAGAAAAGCTTATGAAAGTGTGTGTGGAAGTTACAGTAATGAGCCTGAACATAAGTGGATTATAGATGTAGATAGTAAGGATGGATTACATTTATATATTGCAGAAAAGATTAGAAAGTTTGAACCTAATCCTGGAGAATCTAAAGTAATTACTTATATTGAAACTAAGAATGGTTGGCATATAATTACTAAACCTTTTAATACAAGTAATTTCAGAATTCACACAGAGATGAATGGACAAGTTTGTGAAATACATAAAAATAATCCAACAATACTTTATATACCATGAAAATAAAATACAAATTTAACAAGGATAAACTTTGGTTCACTTCAGATGCCCATTTTTACCATGATAACATCCGTAGGTATTGCAATAGGCCATTTGAAACTGTAGAAGATATGAATGATATACTCATAGCAAATTGGAATAGTGTTGTTAAACCTGATGATGATGTTATTGTTGCTGGAGATTTTATACATTCTGGGAACTTAGAGAAAATTCAGTCTATTATACATAGATTAAATGGTAAAATATGGTTAGTATGGGGCAACCACTGCATGCAAAATAAGTTTGAAAGGCCTGTAATAATAGAAATGTTTGAAGGTAGATGTTATGATGCAATGGATTTTCAAGTTGAAGATGGTGAAGTAGAAGATGGATTTTTAAAGTTTCATGTTAATCATTACCCCTGTGAATATTGGACTAGAGGTGCAATACATTTACATGGGCATATTCATTCTGGGCCTAAAGCAGAAACCTCTGAGAAAACTATATTTAAACCTTTGAGATATGACATAGGAGTTGACAATAATAACTATTATCCTATATCTTACGAAGAAATAAAAGTAATTATAACAAGACAGTTGTTAGGTTATGAGCAGAAGTACTAGGAAACCTATAATTAAAGATAGACCTAGAAATCATAAGAAATCCTCTTTGTATTGGAGAAGTGTAAGAAGTACTATTAAACAAAGTATTAGAGAAATTGCACAACTTGAAGATAAAGAGGATTTTGAAATACCTAATCCTAAAGAAATAGTTAATGATTATAATTATTGTGATTATATATTTGACTACGAACATTATGATTTAGATGAAGAATATAAACAAAAACTTAGTAGAAAATGAGTGAAGTAAACAATGATATTGAAGTAGAAATTAAACCTCAAATTTTCTGGTTAGAAGATTTTGAAGGTTCTGCTCAAGGAGGATATTTTATAAGAAATATGTTAAAAGATTTCTTTGCAAAATTAGAAGAAAATGGCAAAACTCCTGTAGGAATAAAATATAATGGTTCCTATAATTTAGAAATTTTAGTTAAGAATGAATAAACAGTTAGAAAATATCAAACAATGTACTACTTGTTTCTCTACACATTTAGAATATTTACCTTCTTATGAACATGAGGATGTAGAACTAAATACTATAGATGAAACAGTAATGAGAACTGATGATGTGGTAAAGTGTATTGATTGTGATACACTTTATTACTTAGAGAATGGACATATAACTAAAGAATATAGTTTTAATGCAGATCCTTTTAAGGATAAGAAGTTAAACTATGTCAGTGATTATGAAGTTGCAATAAGTAAAGTATAAGAAAAGCCTAGGAGAAATCCTAGGCTTATTTTTTTATCTGTGCTAGAAGATTTTATTCTGCATATTGTACAATTTTCCATACTGGTTTATGACGTAAAAGTTGCTTGTTATATTTCTCCATTTCTGTGCTTCTTCAGATTCTGTTAAATCATCATCTAAAGCTAAGTCTATTGCAGAATCTATACCTCTACCAAATCTAATAGGAACTGCTAATATAGGAATAGGATCACGGATTATTTGTACAAATGTGGACGGACTTATATAAAATGTTGTATCCGCCATGACTCTATTAAGCATATTTAAGGCTAATTTAGCATTCTCATCATCCTCATCATCATCTAATCCTGCTTTTAACATTAAGTATAGTGAGAACATCATAGCATAGAGGTACATCTCCATTAAATTCTTTCTCATATTCTCCTCTACTAATTTCCTATCCTTAGCAGGTATATTATTTAAATCAACTTTACCAGAGAAATGTCCAGCAACTATCTTACCAAATACCTGTGCAGATTTCTTAAATCCTAATCTACCAATAGTTCTATATCTACCCTCAACATCTCTACCTAAATCTTCATCTTCCCTTCTAGTTTGAAATCTCTGTGCAAAACCCTCTATTAACCAACTTGCTCTGAATTGCCCCAACATTCTTTTTAGTACATACTTTTTAGCAGCAGGAATTGAATTGGGGTCAAAGTTACCATGTAATGCAATTTCAACTTTATTTACATAGTTCTTAAACTTAACAAATTCTTGTCCTTGGTTAACATCAGCAAAATCCCCTTCCCATTCAGTATTTTCTCCATATTTAGCAGTATTCCAGTTACCTTGGTTATCATAGGCTTCCCATAAAGGGATAGTTTTCTTTACACCATTCTCTGTAACCTCAACCTGTTTATTAAGCATTAATGAGATTAAAGTTTGTCCTTTAATAAATAAATCCCCTTTTCTAAGCAATGTGTAAGGCATTGCTTTAAGTTTCTTTAAAGTCTGATTCTCAGTATCAGAACTACCAAACTCTAAGTTCTCATAGAGTAAGTTATACTTAGCAATTAAGTTAGTTACCTTATCTAATCTACCATCTTTTAAATTCAATGCAGATTTCCACATTAATCCAAAAGCTTTCATAGTCTGACTAGGAGTAAAATCTACTTTACCTGCTGACCACACTAAGTTAGACATTACCCCAAACATGTAGTTATTAAATGCAGAGAATGGGTTAAACCAGAATGTTATAGCCTGATTATACCTCATTACTTTATCAGCAACTTTAGACCATACTAAGTTTCTACCCATAGAGTCTGCTTCATCCTCTAATGGTTTAATTCTAGCATTATACTGTGCCTCTGTAATTTTACCATTATAGAATTCATCCTCTATAATATCTCTTTCTCTCTTTAATCTCTTATATCTTTCCTTTGAAGTTATTACCTCAATATCCTTACCATATTCATTCTTTAACTTATTTACAGCAGTATTCTGGTCATTATCCTTTAATAACTCATTATACCTTGCATTAATCTCAGCAGCCTTTTCTTTATTCTTAACTTCAAAGGTAAATCCTTTAAAAAATTTAAATGTACTTACACCCTCATCCAGCCTAGTATTATTGTATAGTTGCGAATCCATGAACCAACCAACACTATCCTTCATGTTTCTTAACTCATTATCAGTAAGTTCTTTCCTTTGTTTACTCTTTGATACAACATCTAAGAATTTATTTGATAACTCTACACCATCCTGTATTTGAGATTTCCATTTATAGTTCAAAGCCATCTTACCAAATTCAGGTAGAATCTTTAATAAGTCTGTACTTCTCTCATCTATAGGTAGTGGTGCAGTATATTTAGTAGGAATAGTTTTAAAAGTCTTACCTAACTCACTTTCCTCTAAATATCTATTCTCTAGGTTTGCAGGAGAAGTTATACTATTAATAGCATCATCAGCATATCCTATAACTGCCCCTTTCATATATTCAGAGGTTAATGAAGCCATCATTTCCTGCTTCACTCTAGGTAGGAAATTTGCTTGTAATCTACCAGTAATATGTTTAGGTAGGTAAGACATCATTTCAGTCATAAATTCCCTAACTGTATTGTATGCCTCAAGTAATTCTGGATCATTCTCTATCTGTTCATACTTAGAATCATACCATTCAGTTTTACTACCATCCTTGTTAAACCTCTTAGGTTTGGTTATAACGTACCTATTATCCCTAAACTGTGTAAAAGTTCTAGTTTCTCCTTTAACTATAGGGTCTTGTTGGTTCAACCATACTATAGGACTATTCTTACTAATCCATTGTGCTAATTTAGCATCCTTTTCTTCCTGAGGAATATCCTCATCATTAATAGCAATAGTATGGTTCTCCAACTCCTCCTGATACATAGCATACTGCTCAAGTGCTTGAGATATTACTTCTCTTGCTCTGTCCCTGCCAAGTTCCTTTTCAAGAGTTTCTGTATACATCTCTTTAGTAATTCCTTGAGCAGATGCAAAATTAGGATCTACAAAATATCTTATATCTACACTAACTGTATTATCATTTAAAAACTTCTTTCTTGCTTTATATGCATTGCCCCTAGTCTTCTTATCTGAGGTAGAACTTAATACTGCTTGTAATTTTCTTTTAGACTCTGAATTTTCAGAGTACCATTGCTGAGTATATCTGGTTGTTAACTCCCCAGTTCTATTACCTTTTTCATCAGTTTGCCAAAATAACTTATCTTTTCCCTTCTTAGCAATAGGTTCCAATACTTCTTTTAATCTTTTCTCCCATTTAGATACTTCCATATCTCTCCTAGTAACAGCATCTCTAAGCATCTTATCCATATGAGTTAGGAACTTAACACCTGTTGCTCCTAAAAATCTCCAATCTCCAGTAAATGTATTTAAGTCCTCTATACCATACATTTCCTGTAAGAACTTAGCCCTATCCTTATAACCTATTTGTTGACTTAAATAATCTGAAGAAAGTCTAAACCAGTTACCAAATATATCCTCTGAATCTATCCTAGCCTTTAAAGTGTTCATTTGCCCTAAAACATACTCATCAACTACTTTATCCTCTCCATATACAATCTCTTTAATATTAGACCATAGTTCTATTATTTTACTAGCCTCATGTATCTCTGAGGGTGTAACTTGATCCTTAGAGAATAAAGTTTTAACCCAGTCTAATTGTTGATTAGCCACATCAATAAGAACATCTAGAGTTTGTTTATCCTGTAAATCCGCAATATTATCCTCTAATTCTGCTATCTCTTCATATAGTTTTCTACGAATACCCTTTAACCTATTTACTTCCTCAGTATTATTTCTCTTAGTGGCTGTAGTAAGTTCTATATTCAAGTTAGTAAGTCTATTATTCTTCATTCTAAGTAATCCCTTAAAATGGTTAATAGCTTTCTCATGTGGAATATTAACTCCTAATTCCTCACTAATTGCAGGTTCAGCAATTTCTCCAGTTATTTGTTCCTGGAGAAATCTTCTTAAACCTTCATTCTGTCCATACTGATTCATTAAATCCTTTAATCTAGTATTACTAGTTTTATGTACTCTACATATTACCATATTAATTCTATTTACAACGGAATTCTATAATTTTCTGATCCACGAGATTTCTAAGTAATTCTCTCTGTTCTTTAGTAAGTGTTTTCATATAATCTCCTACTGACATTTGCAAAGATACTTCTTTATTTGAAATCTCACTAATACTTGGTAAAGTTTCTTCAGTTAATTCTGTAGATATTTCATTAAGAATTTCAGATATTGCCCTAGCTTGATTTATATCTGTATTTGCAAACATATCAGTTAAAATTTTACCACTTGCTTTAGTTTTTAATTCTTGTACTAAATCTGGATTTTGAGTTAGGAATACCTTCCATAATTTCTTATAAGCTTGCCATTGTTCTTCTCTAGAAAAGTTCCCTTTAGCTTGTTTACCTTTACCAGCAGCAATAGTAGGGAATCCTTTTATACCAACTTGGTATAATTCTTCTATAGTAGCATCTCTTTTTATTTTTCTTTCTTGTAAATTACCTTCAGAATCTTGTAATAACACTTCTGAATCTTTCCTTAATGTGGCAAAGAATGCACTAAATCTTTTATCTCCTTTACTAGATACTTCATAACCAATAGGACTTTTTCTACTCCAACTCCATTTAGGTATTTCTGTAGTTACCTCAACATTCTCAGAATTATGTATTAAATCCATAACTTCTAATAATGAATTCTCCAATACACTATTCTGTTTAACAGTAAATCCTAGAGTTTTAATGAATTCGTTATAAATCTCTCTAATAAACTTTACTACTCTCTCAAATACTGAAGTTGTACTATTTAAAGACATCTCATTTAGTTTCTTCTGAAACTCTGGTTTAGTTAATACTTCAGAAATAAACTCCTTAGTATTTATAAATCCATAATAAGTCTTTAAATCCTCATTGTTAATACCTTGTTCAGGAGTACCGTACTTACCAGTTTTAATCTTGTTAACTTTCTCTTTCTCCTCCTTAGTTAACATATTATAGGCAACATTCCTTAAAGCATCTATTCTTTCAAAGTTCTGTTTAACTTTAGGGGTTAGTAATTTATGTGTACCACCTTCAGAGTATATTCTGTATAAATCTGCTGTATAAGCATGTCCTAATTCATGCATTAAAGTTTTCTCAATATCCTCAGTAGTTAAATCTCTACCTTGAGTTTTTACATTATTGTTAATAACTTTAGGATTTAAGTATACTTTACCTTTATAGTATAATCCTCTTGCAGGTCTCTTATTACCTTCAGAATCTGTATACTCTAAGTTATTATCTATTATTATTTCAAATTTATCACTTAGTAAGTTAGAGTTCTTAGTAAATAAAGGTGCTAATGCTTTAAACCTTTCAGTCTCTAAATTAGCCATAGCAAAGTTTAGATTCTCTGAAGGACTTGCATTGAAAGGATTTACATACTTATTACCCTTTACTGTATAAACTTCAGTATTAGTTATAGTAGGTTCCTCTTTAGTTGTAGGAACTATTTTAGATTGAGGTAATATAGTATTCTTAGGATTGTTAGACTCTATGGTTGATACCACATTCTCTGTATCAAATTTATACTCATTGTAAGAAGTATAATCCTTTCCATGTCCACCTAGTACTGCAATAGGTTTATACACTAAAGTAATACCTTCATATCTTTCTTTCTTTAGCAATACCCAGTTACCCTTCTTATCCCTAATAGATATATAAGGAACATAATCCTGTACATTATCTTTAGTATAAAGTAGGTTATTAACTCTATCTGTTTCTACATTGAACTTAATACCTTCATTGAGAATCTTATCAGTAACTTCTTCCTTATATATTCTTGCTCTTGCAGGGTTATGCTGATAAAACTGCTCTATAAAGGCATTTATATTTATACTATTCTCATCATTCAATGAGTTAATAATCTCCATTAACTTAGTACCAAAGTTAGTTGTTGCTAAGTATGATACAGGTATATACTTAACATACTGTAAAGCTTTCTGCAATCCACCTGTAGCAAACTGGTATTGAATTAATCTTTCTCCTAACTCTCTAGTACCCTCATTAGGACTAGTTAATAAATCTACAAAGTGTTTCACTACTTCCTGCTCATCAGTTCTCTCTGCAGCAGATGCATTAAGCAATACTAAATCAGGCATATCAGCAGTCTTACCTAATTTAGTTCTAACTCTCT